AGTAGCGTCGCAGTCGTAACAGTATCTTCAGGAAGTACCTTTCAAATTTTTGTTTTTAGAAGTCTATCATATTCTTTTTTATATTGTACAAAGTATTTGTTTTTAATTACATCCTTAGTTTGTTTCGCCGAATACAATTGCATTGCACTAGGACCGTACAACTTAGCAATAGGCAAAATAAACCATACTCTTGGATTAGATCTTATCTTAATCGGTCTTGATTTTGATGTTCGCATATAAACATTCATTCCTAGTTTAGTTTGAGCAATGAATGCACCCTTAATTTTTCTTGGCTTACCTTTTTGCTCTTCAACCGTTAATTGCTCTCTTGTCCTTTTTTTAATTACTCTCCTAGGTTTAATTTTGTACTTAATGAGCGGAACACCACGATATTTTATTTCAAAAGATGCTGTTATCTTGTCTCCCCTGGCAGGAAAAAACTTTACAATATTTTTATCTGTTAATTCTTTAAGTGGAATATTCCAGTCATCCCTGATCTTTTTACGAGCTGCAGATATTGCATCATTCGCTGCTCTATTTACAGCCATCCTGATTATTTTGTTACTATCTTTCTTGTGAGAGCCAAAAAGATAACTAATCTTGTTGGTGTTAATATTTTTCATTTGTCTCCTTTCAGTTGTAGTAAGATATGACTGTAGTTACGACACTTACTACAAAAAGTTTTGTTTTTAATAAAATTTCGCAACTTTTTGCATTTGTAGTAAGTAGTAACTGATTTTGACAACTCTCCGTAAGTTGTTAAGTTGTATGCAGTTATATACATTATTTTATAAATCCCTACATATAGAGAGAGATATGAGTTACTACTTACTACAACAGTTAAACTATATAACATCATCATTTAATTTAATCTCCGTACTTATTTTTTCTTTAACAACCCAAACATAACTTGGTTTACCGTTTAAGCGTTTTGATATCTTCTTAAAGCCATATCGCTGCATTGCTGCCCCAATATTTTTTCTCACTGTATTATTGACATTGATATTATTATCTTTACTTAACTTGACTGCAATATCCGTTGCGGTGTAATATCTAAGCATTGGACCATTATACCCTTCCTCGGGAATTTCAAAATTTGTTAGTATAAGCTCACTCTCAAAAGAGTTAAGTTGGAATTGTTCGTTAATAAGTTCGAGTTGTTCTATTTCGGATCTATCAAACCAATACTGAAAGCCATCTCTATAATGTTGCAAACCTTGAGCATACATTTTATCAATCGGAAAATTATCATCTATTTTAATGTCTTCAATATCAATAATTAGAAATCTTCTTGAGCCGGTATCATCCTTCAGGAACTCAACGTTGTTTTGTGTTCCTGCAAAACTTACACGCCTTTTTAATCTTACATCAGCCTTGAAGAAAGCAGGACGAACAACTATTCTTGGCTGAGTGATTTTTGCTTTAACTATTTCGATATCTGTTTTATTATATGATGCCATTTCTTCCATAGACATCAATATCTTCGTTGCCATTCGTTTCTCGTTATCTTTATCGCCAAAGTTAAAACTGCCTGAATAAAAATAATTGTTGCGCAAATGCTTTGGTACAATACTTTCAAAAAATGTAGTTTTGTATCTTGATTGCTTACCTACAAGTATTAAACATATTTGGTTTATTTTATACATACTTATTTCGTCATCATATATTGAAACCACTAATCCAACAAACCACTTTCTAAAGCCCTCAACAAAATAAGTTCTAAGCGCTTCGTTTTTTAGATAGACCTGATCACAAAATTCTTTTATGTAATCCCGACCACTTATAAGCTTTACAATCTTTTTATCTTTATATTCAAACTTGCCATCATATTTTGGTATTTTATCAAAATAATCTTGGAATGGATGAAAGTGTTTACTTACATATTTTGAATAAAGTAAATCACGCAAATCATCTTGAGAGAGCTTAAGTCCCCTCAAAGCCATTTCCACTTTGATATTGCGGGAATCTCTATCCTGAAAGAAACGGAAATCTTTTTCGCCTTTTTCCCTGAATTCAAGCTCAGCAGTTACAACATTAAAAAGAAACTCATATTTCGAATTTATATATTCTATTGCTTCTTTTAGCTTTTTAATTTGAGGCGTGATTTCTATTTGCTCGTTGATCTCCGTTGCTTCTTTCAATTTATCGGATAATATTTTAGGCATTATATTAATTTCTCAAATACTTGTTTTATAAATTTTGCCCAAGCAGTAATCGGTTATGTCTTTATAACCGTCAATTATAATTTCGTTGTAGCTTATAGATAATTCTTTTAACTTCTGAATAAGCCGTTCCTTTAACTTCTTTCCTGCTTCATCCGAGTCAACCATAATATTTACCCGGAATTGTTTCATTTTGTGTAACCATTTATCCGATGGCATATTTCCAGCGCCAGGAATAGCAACCGCAAAGACATCTGAATTGTCAAGTAATATTGCATCCAATTCACCCTCAACAATGTAAAGCTGATCTGACGGAGCCATTTTGCCAAGCACATCAGAATTAAAAAGACGCTTTGCTGTATTTACATTTAGCGCATCGTTTCTCAGTCCTATATATTTAATTCCTTCTGTGACTGGATTTCCGTTATCAAAAAATCTTGCTCTTAAATAAACTATTTCTTCGTTATGGAGATATGGAATGATTAACCGATGTTTTGCAAAAATTAAATTTCCATTTTCATTCATCACTCCGGATGCTTTCAATTCGGACATCTGAAATGTTTTTTTCAAATGATTATTAACTTCAAAATAATCACCGATGTAAAAGAGTTTGAATTTATCAATTGCATTATCATCATAGCAACGATGACTATGCAAGTAATTACGAAAAGAATCTGCTTTAGAATATTTCCGGCAATAATTATAGAGTTCGTTAAAAATCTTTTTATTATTGTTGAGTCGAAGTAATTGAATTTCTCTGAAAGCACTATGCTCATTAGTTAAAGCCAGAATTTCTTCATAAGCATAAAGCTCGTCTTTAGTAAGGCACTTCTTAAAATCTCTTTCTTTTTGCTTTGCTGCAGCAGGAATTTTCCGTGAATGAATCTGGATATTTCTTCCACCGCCGGCTAAATTATAAAGTTCTTCTATGCTTTTATCTACAGACAGATTGTAAAAATCGCTGTAGAATTGAATAATATCACCCCCCTGTGAAGTTGCGAAACAATAGTAACTGTCGCTCTCAGGATAGATTTTAAGCGATGGAGTTTTCTCATCCTTATAAATGCTTTTGATAAAACCTGATTTGTTTGGATGGATAGCAAGCATTCTAAGTAATTCCGTGAGCTTCAAATTTTGTTTTATAAAGGCTACTTTATCCACTACTATTCCTTGCCCAATTTTTTCTTAAGCTCTTTTACTTCTTTTTTGAGCTTATAATTTTCATTCATCTTGATGCTTGCTGCAATCATTGCAAGCCAACCCGCCAGATAAATTATTGTTTCCATTTTATTCCTCCTCAATTGTCTAAAATTTATTTAATTATTATAAGTGTAGAACATTTGTGCATACGGACTTTTGTCTCTTTTAGGATGATAATATTTTCCGCTTTCTCTAACAACTTTAACTTTTCTTATCTTCTGAAATGCACCCAACTTTCTGAGTACTTCATAAACAGATTGATAAGTTATTCTCAACTTATTCGCAATCTCTCTTATAGAAATTCCTTGCTTGTATAAATTCAATATTTCTTTATCTCTTTCAGGATTTTTTCTTTTCAATCTGCCGTCAATAGTTTTAATTCCATTATGCCTGCAAAAATTTTTTATTTTATCATAGCTGCATTTAAGTATTGCTGCTATTTTATACTTCGAGTAACCTTTCGCAAGTAAATTTTTTATTTCATTCACATCTAAATCATTATAGTTTTTCTGCAGATCCCAAAATGGTATGTTGTAATAATCAATTAGCTTGCGCAAACTTTCTTTAGAAATTTCATAAGTCATCAAAATTGTTTCACGGGTCATTTCTCTGTTTTTATATTTTGTCAGCAATTCTGCATATTTAGAATTTTTCATCACTGCACCCCCAATATTAAAAATCGTCCCAACCACAAATCTGGCAAGTGCCTGCTCCGGCAATATAAATCATTGCAGATTTTCCGTCTGGAAGTGTGTGATTGCACAATTCCTGTTTTCTCTTGATATTATAAGCTCTAAGCATTTCTTCATCAAAAAGATTACGATATTTAAGGAATAAATAAACACTCATTGCTTTGTCTCCATCTTCAATGATGACTTTCAGATCATCAATCAAACTATTCATTTTAACCTCCTCTTATTGCTTTTGTTATGATATTATTTCTGTCCCAATACGAAGGGACTTTTGTTGATCTAACAATAATATATTTTTGTTTGTATTTTATTTTTTTTAATTCAATTCCTGATTTCCGAAGTATGAATTTTATATCTCTTAATCTTAAATCAGTATGAGCATTTATGTAATAAAATGAATATCCACACTTATAGTAAGAGACGACTTCGTCTTTGTATAAATCATAAATTAGTTCATCAACTTCATCGGAAGAAAGACCTAATCTATATCTCAGATTTTGTATAGTTGTGTTTATTGGTCCGAACTTTTTTAACCGAGAGACTGCTTTTTCTTTTGTTATTTCGTCCATTAATTGGCATTTCCTCCGCAATAAATTTTATTTGATTAAATTGGTGATAGTTTATTTCTTCACCATCTTTAATTCTCTGCGCAATCATTTTCACAAATTCTTTTTCCCAATCCTCTAAACAATGAAAATGACGGCGAATCTTTGCAAGATTTCTTTTCAGGAATTTAATTCGGAAGTTCATTTTTTGTTTCCTTCTTTGGACCAAGCTTCGTTAATTTATTGTACTGGACTTTGAGCGCATCAAGTTGAATGAAAAGTTTATCGGCTCTTTCTTTTTCGTGGGCAAATTTTTCATAAAACTCTTCATTTATTTCCTGCATAATCTTTTTCTCTTTCATAAGATTACTGTAATCTTTAGCAAGCGAAAATAGTTTTTTAGAACTCTCATCATTTTTATTCTTGAGTTCTAAAATCTCTGCTTCGTAATCTGCTTTTTTTGATAATGTAAGGAGGGATGTTGTAAGTAATCCTGAAAAAAAGGATAGTAAAACAATTATTATTGCATCGACTTTATCGTACAAGAAAACGAATGAAGCCAATAAAATAAATAGCAAGGAAAGATATAAGTACTTCATAACCGCACCTCTATGTTTTGTTGTTTATAATAAGAATTAGATTTAATCCATTTAAGGAGTGCCTGGCGTGATATTTTCGGATTTTTATGTCCAAAGAAGGATGTTATTTCTATTTCACCATTTTCAATCGCTTGCGAAATAAAGGCAGGCGCAAGACCGGTAAGAACAGAAACCTCCTGAACTGTGAAAAGTAATTTACGATCCAGCGGCAAACTTTTTAGTTTGTCTTTCATCCTTTAGAATCCTCCAATGTGTAAGCTGATATTTGCCGAATTTTTTTAGATATTTTATTCTAAGTTTTCTTTTCATTTCTTCTATGCTTCCATACCAGCCATAACCTATTTCTTTGTTAACACAATATTTAACTAATAATTTCATTTTTGTAGATAATTTATCTATAATTTTGAAAAAAAGTAATAATCAGTCCTATATTTTAAGGACTGATATTTTTAGATTTTATCTATCGTGATTCCGAGATAATCGATAGATAATATCTATAAATTATCTACATTTAAACTATAAAAATAAAAATCATTTGTCAAGGGGTATTTATTTTTTTTTAAAAAAATTTTTTTTTGAAGGAGGCAAATCAAATGGATTTACAAAAATTAGAGGCACAAAAATACTACAAAGATCGTATTAGGAATATTTATGGTACACAAGCTAAGGCAGCAAAGGCGCTTGGCATTGCACAAAATACACTGTCACTCAATCTTAAGAGGCTCACAATGAAATTCCAACTCCGATTAGCTGAAATCGGTATTCCCCTTTATACTCCATCGTCCAGAGTAAGCGAACCGAGAACTTATTATGCAGGTGAACTGCTTGAAATGCGTGAAGAGATAATGCGCTTGAGAAAGCAAACTGAAAAATTAAAACAGGAAATTAAAGAACTGAAGGAAAACGATGGCATCAATCTATAAACGTGGCAATTATTGGTGGATTGATTACTATGTAGATGGCAAACACAAACAAAAATCATTAAGGATTAAAGCCACTACAGCAAATAAATCCATCGCACTTGAGCTAAAGAAAAAGTATGAAGATGCAATCAATATAAAGCATCATCGATTTGCAATAAATAAAATAACCCTTATAGATGTTGCGCAGGAATTTCTTCAGGAAAAAATTTTAGAAACAAAATATATAACCAATTACATCGTTGCGATTAAAACTTTAGTCCAGAACGAAGGCGATAACCTTCTCACATCTTACAATCCCCACCAAATGAAAATGTTTCGTGTAAAATTATTGGAAAGATTATCTGAGAACAGCGTCAATAATTATCTTAATCACCTGAAAATATTTTTTAATTGGTGCATAAAGAAAAATTATATTTCAGAAAATCCGATTAACTTTAAGTTTAAGCCACAGCAAACCTTTAAAAGAATCATTCCTGATGAACATCTGCATAAATTGCTTTGGTATTTGCGTGTACATAATCTTAATCAGTATTGTCTTGTAAAATTTTTGCTGCTAACCGGCTTCAGGCGAAACGAAGTTTTATCATTGACCTGGAACGATATTGACTTAAATGAAAAAATAATAAAAGTAAAAACCACAAAAGATAAAAGAGTTGATTCATTCCCTATTTACGATCGTCTCGAAAAACTGCTGGCATTAATTCCTAAATCGAAAGATAAACTTCTAAATTATTCAAAAGATGGATTGAAATTCTGGTACAGAGCACTTGAAAAATTAAATTTGCCTAAATACAGCTTACATGATCTAAGAAGAAAATTTGGCACCATCCAAGCACAGAACGGAATGAGTCCATATAAATTACAAAAACTAATGAGGCATAAAGATATACGCACAACATTAAAATATTATGTCGATGTTGACATCCGTAAGATAGCACCAGAGATAAAATAATGTCAGGGAAAATGTCAGGGAAATTTAAAAACAATATGCAACAATATTAAATAAAATCTATATTTCTTTAGAATAAAAATAGAATAAAGCTATAAAATTTGAATGCCATTCAAGCGCTCTCCCAACTGAGCTATAGCCCCAAGTCTTTATCTTGTAATATCTTGCACAAATTTATAATTATCTATGTCAGTAGTTACTGTCTGGGATTTTGTATCCTCATTATGCACCTCAGCAAGATGGAATCCAGCTTTCAGCCAAAGGATATAACAATAAGTTGCTATTTTTAACAAATCTTTCTCCTGTCCAAAATTTTTGTAACGACCTAAATATTTCATCATTGTTCCAAGCACCCAATCCACTCCGGTTTCACCAGGAAAAGTTTCGCAAATCTGATCGGTGAATTCTTTTTCTTCGTTAAGTTGGTATTTAACTCCACCAAAGTTAAACTGATTTCTAATCAACTCGGCAAATTTATCAAAATTTTTTTTCTTAACATCAAGCGATGTACAAAAATTATTTAAATTCATTTTTTCTCCCTTAAAATTTCGTAATTTCCTTCCTTAACTTTTTTATAATATTCCGTTATTGTACAACGACTTATTTTCCCCCAGCCAAAGTCTCTCCATATTTCAGCCATACTTCTATAAGATACTACTGGTTCTTTTTCTCTGCAATATTTGAAAAATTCTAATTGTTCACTTGTCAATAAAAGTTTTTTTGGTTTAGTAAGTAATCTATAAGAGTCTATTTTTTCAATTAGTTTTTTGTTCATATTTACTCCAATAATATTGGTTCGTTTGTTGTAAGTCCTCTTTTGCTGTCTATTATCTGAAAAGTTTGCTGTGGTGGTTCGGGAGCGAATCCTTTTCTTTGTGCGTAAGTGTCAAATCCGCATACAGAGCCGTTGATGAGTATTCCTGCATTTCTTAGGAAATCCATTGAATGGAAATGTCCAATACAATCAAAATCTGCTCTTTGCTGCTTATTTACTCTCGTTACATATCTTAATAAAGGAACATATAATCCGCCTATTCCGCCTTGATATTTTATTTCGTGTCCGTGATGAAATCTTGCAGTTAAATCATAAATTTTATAATAAGTAAAATATCCTTCTTCAATAACCCATTCGATTTCTGGATAACGCCTTGCAAGTTCGTGATAGATAGCCCATTCGTAACTTACTTTTGCTTCATTGCTTGAGTAAACTCTATCAGTGGTCCTGGAATGATTTCCGACTTTACAAACTGCAACAATCCTTTTGAATTTACCTTTTTCTGAAATGAAGTTTATCACTTTGGTTAATTCTGTTGTAATAAACATCATTGCTTCAATCGGAGTTAATAGATTTGTGGATTGATATTCTTCGTGTATGAAACCGTGTATAAAATCTCCAAGCAATGCTAATATCAAAGTATCTAAGTTTATAATGTCTCTTTTCTTCTCAGTTAGTTTGATAAGATTAATTGCAAACTTATCAAGTCTTCTTTGGCAGATTTCTAAGTTGTACTCATTTATTCCGTTTGTTTGTTGTCTTGTTATTTTATGCTCGGCGTGAATATCAGACAGCAAAGCAAGCACTGTGCCTTCGTCTTTATGTTTGTATTTTTTTTCTATGATTTTCTGAGGCGGGAGCTTAGGCATATTTTCGTATGCCTCAAGCATTCTGTTTTTGTTTTCTATTTCCTTAATAAGTTCACTTATTATCTTTTCCTGTTCTTTTAGTTTCTCACGCTTTCTTTTCTTGTCAATTATTTTCTGAAACTCAGTTAGTTCTGTTTGTCCAGACATTAAAACTCCAATTTTATTGATATATTAAAACTTGATTGGATTGTTTTTAATTCAGGATTATAAACTCCACCGTAATAAATAGGTATCTTGAAATATTTTGTTGAAATTAAATTAACTCCAGCATTAGCAAAGTAGTGTAAGTTATCAGAGTCGCTAATTATCTTTATTCCGCCTTCTAAGAGAAATCTTGGATTAAAGGTTTTTTCTATCGGGATTGTTTTAATTACTTCTGTTTGTTTTACTTTTGCTTTGATGTCAAAATAAGAATTAAATGATAAAGGAATATCTGAGATATATTTAACATTCAGCCAAAGCAAATCATCATCAAAGGTTGTATCTTTTTCAGCTACAAATTCTTTTTTAACTTCAATAGTTCTTACACTGTCTTTGTAGATTGTATCTGTTCTTGTTCTTTGGTAATATACAGGGACAAGTTTTTGCTTTTCTATTTCAACAAACTTATAAACCGTGTCAATAACAACTTCTGATTTCGGACATTTGTGTATTTTTTTTTGTGTGAATATACCTGCCCAGAATACTACAAGTAATATTCCTAAGAAAAATAAAATTTTGTATTTCATTTTGCCTCTAATATTTTTATCCGCTCTTTATATTCTTTGAAATAATTTTCAAGGTCTGTATCATAGTTATTGTTTTTGTATCCAGCACCGTTATACATTAAAGCAATTTTATCAAAGTCAGGTTTTCTTAATGCTTCAAGAAATTTCCCCTGCCTGTATAAAAGACAAAATCTGCAAAAATCTTGAATATGTATTTCTTCAATTTCCCAACGGTCAATCATTTCATCAACGGTTTTATAGTTAAACATCGGATAATGCCAAGCCATTATCTGGAAAACTCCGTAAGAAGTTGAAAGTTTTCTTATTTCTGATTCTGAGTGTTTGTTTATCCAATGTTCATCAAGCGAAGGCAATGCAGGATGGAATTTAAGTTTGCCCTCTTTTACTTTGATAAAGCCGTTGTAAATATGCGGTTCAAAGCGATGAATTATTTGCCCGTCTTTTGTATGAGTAAGATTACTTTCTTTTTTCCCGATGGCAAATAATATAGCGGGGTCAATCCCGTATTGCTTCCCGAAATCAATAAGAAATTTTATTGAAAGTGGTTTAAGGTTCAATTTTGTTGCCCCATTTATTAAAGAATGAATCGCTCATATAACCTATTGCGAACACTGTAAGAACATCTCCTAAATCACCTCTTGCTAATAAAGACATATACGAAGCGTATCCGATTGCAGTTGCTATCGAAGAAAGCAGCAAACTTTTAAGATGTGTTTTGAAATATGTAGCAATATCCACTAAATCTTCGCCTCGTACTTTTTTCTTCAGGTAATGCGAAAGCATCCCAAGTACTGCAATTACAAATAATACTTCGGGATTAAATAACCATTCCATCTTTTTCTCCTTTATTTTGTTTGAGTTCTTCTGCTAATTCAATTATATAGTTATTTATTACTTCTTCATCCCAGCTTAAAGAGATTAAAATACCTCTAATTGCACGGAATATTTGTTCTAAATCAACATCCATATTACCAAAGATAACTTTATAGCATTCGCAGTTTTTGCTAAATTCTATAATAAATTTATCCATTTTATTCTCTTATTTAATTATGTTTATTATTATTTGTGCTAATGTAAATACACCAATAGCTATCCATAAACCACGTTCAAGAAATCTTATTCTTTTTTCGTGGTCTTCCTGTACTTTATTAATACCGTTATTCAATTTTGTCTCAATACGGGTGAGCCGTTCTATAACCGCTCTTTCAAAATCAATATCTGACATAACTGTATTACCTTTATTTTTTAAATAGTTTATCTTGTTAATTTTCTATTGCCTAAATATCCAGCTGCCATCCAATCAAAATAAGCTAAAAGTGTTTGGGTTGTCCCAGCGTTAGTAATTACTAACCCAGCTCCAGTTTCTCTGCCTGCAGCTGTTGGTATGTTAGTAGCCAATGTATTAGACCAAAGTAATGTTCCGTTATCATCATACAAATAAAAAGTGACTAAAGTTGCATTGTCATTTAATATTAATCTTGCTCTGTACCAAGTATTTATCGTTAATGTATAAGAAGTTCCTGTTGTGCTTCTTACTGAGTTTGAAGCAGTCTTACCAACTAAAGCTAACGAATTTGCTGGAACTTCAAAGTAAGCACCATCTACTGCGTCAGAAAAGTTTGTTGTATCTAAATAGCCAAATCTTAAAGTAGTGTTTGTTCCGCTTGCAACACGATGCTGAAAAATCAATTCAAAGAATTCATTGCCAGATAATAGGAATGCTGATGTATCAGTTAAGATATAAGCGCCTGAATTAGCAGTAGTTGACGAATATATTCTTAAAATACCAGGATGGTTTAGCTCTCCAGGTATTTTTCCCTGTACAGCTGAGTTTAACAATATAACATCAAATGGTATATGAGGTTCTATTGTGGCAGCACCAGCAGGACCGAGAAAATCAGTGTAAATAAAAGGAGTTTGTCTCATTGCAGTAATTATATCATAACTACCACCACCTGATACTGCTTTATAAGTTCCGTCATTAGCTAAAAATGAATTACCATCCCCACTATTGGTTAAACTATCTAATAATGTTTGATTAGAGTGATTATGTTTTTTACTTACTGCATCGGCTAAATTAGCTTCTGTTTGTGTGTATGTATCAAGCAATGCTTTATTTGCGTGTGTATGCAGACTTGATAAGTCAGGTTTGTCTGTTAAGCTATTATATGATTTTTCTGCCAGGTCATTAAGATTGTGGTTATGAGTTACACTTGCTTTACCATCTAAGGTTGTTTGTAGATTAGTTATATCTGATATTATGTGACTATGAGTGCTATTGGCTTTACTGTCTAAGGTTGATTGTAAGTTAGTTACATCTGATATTGTATGATTATGAGTACTATTAGCTTTACCATCAAGTGTTGTTTGCAAATTTATAACATCAGATATTATATGACTATGGACGCTATCCGCCTTATTATTTAAAGTCGTTTGTAGATTTGTTACATCAGATATTGCGTGAGTATGAGTTCCATCAGCTTTACTATTCCAAGTATTTTTTTCTGTTTGTGTAACTCTTTTGTAAGTAGTACCATCGGGAACATCATCTAAAGTACCAGAAAATGTTCCTCCTCCAACCGATATATCTCCACTTCCTAATAAACTTTGATTGTTTATTGTTTTGATATTTGTTCCACTTTGCAAAGTGTCTTGCTTGGATGATAAAGCATTTTGCAAGTCAGTCTGGTTAGCAATATTGCCTGTAATATTGCCCCAAACCGCTCCAGCATTCTCGGAGAGTTCCTTAACTTTAGCGACTATATATGGTATTGTATATTTTCTTAAGTCCATAGATTATCTCGAACATTGAACCATTTACATTTGTAATTATCTCCATCCGCTCAGTTCAAATACCTCAATAAATACATCCACAGACATTCCACTTGTGTTGCTTGTATATACTCTTATTAAATCAAGTGCTTCACGGATTACAAGATAACTTTTAGATTGCCCAGCGGTTAAAATTATGGTGTTTGCTATGTCCCAAGCCTCTGTTCGCATTGGTACATCATACCAAGTTGTGTCCTGATATTGGTAGTTATGTACATCCCATAATCCTGATACGGAGTTTTTCTTGATTGTGCCGCCTTTAACATACAAAGTACAAGTTACCGAGCCAGTGTTTTCAACCGTTACATTCATAAATTTGTACTTTTTGTAAAGATTAAAAACTGCAGAAGTATCGGAATTATATTCAAGATGCTTGAAATAAGTCTGTTGTGCTAATCCGTAATCTGCAAGTACAAACAAAGCCAAGATTAAAAATAGTTTTTTCATTTTTCGCTCCTAAGATTTTTATTAAAGATGGTTAAATATTTATTTCTTATCAGTCTATAAAAGTACCAGGTGAACAAGAAAAATATTAAATATATATATGCTACTGTCATCATTTTGACAAATCATTTATCTTTTTAATCTACGGTAAACTTGGATATCGTTTATGTAAGTAAGCCATTATATTAGCATCATCTTCCGCCGAAACAGTACCTTGACAAATTATAATTTCAGCAACCTCGATATTAGCGTAATCACTAATACCTTCATTAGATACCACCACATAAGCACCCAAACAAAATCTTGTTGCCCCTGCTGTGCCAGCATTTCCAGTTGTAGCTATGTTATTATTTATTTTAATCGAAGAAGAAGCACCATTAAAAACAACCCTTACAATAGCCCAAGTATCAACTGCTAAATCTGTGTTATTGGCAGTCCATCCCACGCCCGAATAAATACTTAAATTTGGGGTTGAGGTTCTTTGTCTCAATAAAGTCGCATCACCACCACCACCTATTATATTATCGCCGTCAGTCCAAGTTATTTGTTTCATCACTAAATAATAAGTAACTGGTTGTGCTATTGTAATAGTATCTTTTAAATAATCACTCGTTCCATCAAATCTTATTGTAGTATGTCCATCTAATCCATTACTAATTGCGGTTGGGTTATTAGCAGGATTTAAATAACTTGAATAAGCAATTTCCCCATTCCCCGATTTTCCCACCCACTGGACTCCACTACCAAACGGTTGCAAACCAACATCACCATCATACCAACTTACAAGAGTTGCGCTTGTTATATTTAAAGGTGACCAGATTGCATCATCACCCATCAGCAGTAACAATTCACTCTGGGGATGAACTGAGATGTTTAACAGTATAATGGCTATGCCAAAAATTAGTCTTTTCATTCTACTTTACCTTGATTATTGGTTTTTTTACTCTTGATGTATCAAGTCCGTTAAAAATAAGAAAAGTTTTATTTTCATCTTTTATTAAATTACCTGCCTTGTCTTTAACACTATCCGCCTTAACCGTTACTATTGTTTTATAATGTAATCGTTCTGTTTCCAAAGCAACTGCCGATGTATCAGAAGCAATAACAAAAAGGCGATAAATTTTATATTGCTTCAAACTATCAAAGACACTGAATTTATCTTTTGTCAAACTGCTTAGTAACATTGGTTCACTGAACTGTAGTTTTATTAAGCTCGTTGTATCCGTTACCGAAACCGTTTGAGCAAAAGAAAAAGAATAAAACAATAAAAATAAAATTACAATCTTCATAATTTCTTAAATGTAATTACAGAAGGTTTATTAGGTATTGTACCAACATTAACTATTGCAGTAGCCATCGCACTATAATAACCAGCGCTATCTTCAGCAACGACACCTACTTTATACTCAGAACCATCATTCGGAAGGTTCACGACTGTATAAACATTTGCAGTAGTAACAAGTTTAAGGTCTATTACGCTTGGATTTAAATAATCTGCATCTTCAACCAGTCTATAATCAGATGAGGATTTTTTTTCTAAAAAGAAATGATATTTAACAGCTGAGACAACAGGTTCAACCCTGATTTCATAATTACTTCTTGGCTGAGCGTTGCAGCTAATCACTGCAACCATAATGAATAAAACAAGAATCATAAAAAAGTTTCTCATTGCCTATTCCTTTCTTTTGTATTGTATATTTCCTTAAATCCATAAACTATCTCAAACATTAAACCGTGTAAAAAAAATATTACAAAAAACCACCACCATTGTGAACCTAAAAACATAATAATCAGAATTATAAAACAACTTATTCTTATTGCATCAAAGAAATGCCACCAATCAAATAAAAATGGCAAATACTTTTGCAGAAAATTTCTTTTCTGTCCATAATATCTTTTCTGCATATAATCAGTGTTAAATATTATATAATCGGCAATGCCCTTAGACACTGCCGATATAATTAAAAGAGTTATGCTAAGGGACATATTCATAAGCACCTTTTAGATAATCCTTTAATAAAATTGCTATCCGTTTTTTGATTTCACCACTCTGTAAATCCCAATGTACACCATCAGCACAAAATTGATTGAAGTTATAAAAATCCAATCTTACACCATCCCCATTATTAACTCCGTTTGTAAAAGTTCCCATCAAGTCTATATATTCTATTCCGTATTTTGTTGCTAATGCCCTAATTTGACTCTGTTTTAATATATGGTTTGGTAACGCATTTAATATTCTCTCAGCAGGAGAATAAGGTGGTTGCCAAATACCATATCCTAAACTATCAACTCCACCCGCCATAGTTCCTGAACCGCACCAATAGGAACTGAAGCTAATATAATTCTTGCTGTTGGATTAAGTGCTTTTATTTGTTCTATATATGCAGAATAAGTTTGCTGAAATCCGAATATGCTTGCTTTATCAGATTCACTTAAAGAATTAAATCTTGCCAGCTTCGCTGTTACTGTATCTGGCGGATCTCCGTAAACAGGGTAAAAATATTTAACAGAATCAATAGCACTCTGCCTTGTATTTCCGCCTGGATTATCATTTGAAGAAATAGGAAAGAAATAAATATCTACATTAGGAACAGCAAAAACTTTATTCTTAATTGTGTCTTGATAAAACCAACTTGTAGGTGAGTAAGCCATCCTATAACCACCATAATGTTCATCTATAATTTCTGCACCTGTATATTCGGCTAAAGTTTTATGGAAGTATCCATCGTTATATTGTGAATCACCTACATATAAAATTCTTTTCCCTCTTGAAACACTTGTATCTTTTTCTGCTAAAGAGGTATATCTTTTATATGGGTTAATATTTTGCGAATAAATTATTGTCGGGTTATAAATAACTAATTGGGTTACTGGATTATTACCATAAATTGAAGGTCTGAAAAACAAATAAAGATTGGCATATTTATAATTATAAAGTTTAATTTTCAAGTAACTATAATTATCTATTACCTTAGATACTTCCCAAATATTATCCGAATATCCTTTTATTCCGACATTAGAAGCACTTAAAATATAAGATTCCCCCTGTACCGTTAAGAATATTAAACCATTGCCGTTCAAATCGTTTCTATTTATCCAAAATCCCATTGTGGCAACAGCTTCCTCTTCATCGGTAGAAAAATATTCTCCTTGATATTGAAAGATAGAATGTCTGCCTGTGTCTTGGTTGTTAACATAATGGGGAAAAATATCTCCGTGATTATATCTTATTCTGAAGGCATCGTGGTAAGTTGAATCTATCCAACTTGAATCTATTGCAAATAAAGTATCTTCAAAAAAGAAAAACCCTGAATGCCTTAGATTTCGAGTTATGCCAGTATTGTCGTAAATATTTCTTCCGCCATAAAAGAAATCAATAAAATGATTATCATAATCAATATTTCCCGCCACACTTGCAGGAATATTAAATATTAACTTCTGTGGAAAGACTACAGAAGTAAACAGTATAAATATTAAAATTTTCAATTGGCTTTCCTCTTTATAAAACCATTAGTGTCGTAATACAAAGTCCCTACTGGCAATCCTGCTGTATCTGCCTGAGCAGGGATATAAGGAGCAATTATCTGCCCCGTAAATTTAACAGAACCACCATTAGTTCCATCCCCGTTCCTAAAATCAACATTTCCTAAATCCATCTTTACAAAAGCGTCTCTGGGTGCATTAAATTCAAATGCTGAATGAAGAACATTTATTTCTCGATAAACATAAAGTCCATACCATAGATGGTCTAATGAACCTAAACTATACAATGCCTGCCCTTTCGGTAACAAATCTTGTCCTACCGCACCCAATGAATCTTTTATCTGTATTCCGACCTTTGAAGCGGTAATACCTAAATCCAAAAAACTTGTTATCGGTGCTGAATATAAATTCAACTGTCCTGCTGGTTGATATAAAAGTCTCGCTGTAGTCAATGGGTATTCATCAACTATTTTGCTCCAATCACCAACTTGTAAATACTGTCCTAAAGAATCGGATATTGCTTGCTTTGCTTTAGTCAAAGCAACATTAGCACTATCGCCAGCTATTTGTCTCGTTTGATCTTTAGTGTAATAATAATCAAATATGTAATTGCTAAGATCATTCGCAACATCAAAACTCAAATCAAAGTTGCCAGTGAAGACAGTATAAACTGAATCCCTTACAAGATCATAAACATTTTTTGCACTTACTATATCGTAAGTGTCGTAATTTTTTAAATAGACTTTGACAGTTGTGTAGGGGGCTGAATAAACTTTTTTAATCTGTGAAGTATCGGTCGATGATTTTACAATGAGATAAGGCGTTCCAAAATTTCTGTTTCTTTTAACATAAAATTGAAATAAAGAACTTGAATAATTTCCAAGTATCTTAAATTCCAGAATTGTTTGATCGCCTCTGTAAATTGAAATATTCTTTGTTGTCTGAGAATATCCAACTGCTATAAAAAACAAAATCAGAAATAAAATTATTTTTTTCATTTTAATCTCCATTAATTATTGCTTCTTGCTATTTCTATCCAAACCCCCCAATAGTTTACTAAAGTAACATTATCATAGCCATCCATCGTAAAGTTTACACCACCAGAAAGTTTGACATTAGTCCCATTATTAATAACAATCGGATCTGATGATGGTCCGCAAATCAAAGTTATTTCCTGCCCGTGATTACCGCCGGATATTGTTGTTATGGTTTTAGAAGAACCTGTTGAATTGTGTAATACCACTTTGCCTGTACCACTCGTAACATAGAATGTTCCATCCGAGGTAACAGCAACGGAATCAATCTGTATTACTAAAGCTCCTCTTACCTGAGTTATACCGTCAAAGTAAGTTGTATTTGTATAAGTGTTTGTACCTAAGTAAGTATTATTTCCGCTTATCGTATTGTTATAATTCAAATCAAAATAATTCGTTCTGACATACTTCCTTGATGCAAGCGTATCTCGGTTGGATGCACTCGATCCATAATCAAACACAACAGCCCCCGAACCATCTGAACCAACATATCCAAGCGCTGTAAAATCAGCAGAGTATATTGCAGATGGAATTTTTATTTTTGCTCCCGCTATCGTATTAAGATTGCCATAAAGAGTTATTGGACTGTTGCCGTCAAATACAACCGGATTATTGTAAAATGTAGTTTGTCCGTAATAGAAATAAGTTGAATCGTTAAATCTTATCAATCCATAATCTGCAGCGTTAAATAATGCACCATAAAAAGTTGGTCGGGAATTAAAAGTAATTCCACCGTTTACAGTAGTGGTACCGTTAAAAGTTGCGTTTGAATTAAAAGTAGATGACCCCCCAGAAGTAAATCCATTTAATGTTTGTGGATATAAAAAAGTATTGTAAGCATTCTTATATGCAATTTGTGATTTCGCAAGGGAATCTTCTATCTTATCCACAATTGCGTCAAATGGAATTTTATAATTTGCACTGTCTGTGGCTTGTGCAATTATAAAATAATCTGCCGAATCTAAATTTGTTTTAGTATTCAGCTCGTTTATTGTAGTGGTTGTTTGTGCAAAACCACAGTAAGTTAAGAGCATTAACAGCAAAAATATTTTTTTCATTTTATTTATCTCCTTAAATTTCTTAAATATCATAAGCACCGCCCCCATCATCAGGTTTTTGACTATCGACGGCAGTACCTTTTTTAATTGATATGTTCTTTCCATCTTTAGTTTTTACTTGTTTACCATCGCCTGTAATTAATATTCTGTCAAAACTTTCTTGTGTGTAACTTACCGGTTCCACACTTCTTAAAATCAACTCGCACGCATCATAATGCCACGGCTGTTCTAAATAAAACGGTGTAATATCAACTAAGTGTGCTTTTATTTTTATTGTTTCGTTATTGCCGTGCGGATAAAAATAAACATCCTGCCCCAAGTACTGATAAATATTCCAGAACGCCTGTCCGGGATTAGCGTACTTAAATAAATTAACTATTACCTTAAATTCAGCGTGTGGGAGTGATACCCTTGTATAACTTCTGTAACCATTTATCACTGATTGATGTTCTATTTCATTTGGTTGTATCCAATCCGGCTCAAGATTGCTGTTAATCAAAAGTGTTTTTATTCCACTCGATATTCCTTCAATTACCGGATATTGATCACCAAAAATCATTGGTAAATCTCCACTTGTCTGTTTTTAAGATTAATATCACAATAGACAACAGGCGCTTTGTTAATCATTGTAAGATAATTAACTGCTTTTGCTGTAATGCTCTCATACTGTACATCATTTTCAATCGCTTGATAATAACCATCAATACAAGATGTAATTGGTATATATTTTTCAGTCGGTATTGGCGAAGTATCAAATTCTATATGATAAGTTGGATGACCGCTTCCGCTTGCATATCTTACCAATATTTTCAGATTACTTGGGAACGGATAAAGATTTTGCGGATTAGATGAACTGATGCTCGCACCTTCGACTAATGCAGTTTTTGTTGTGGAATTATAATAATTCCTACAGGTCCCCCCAATTGTTGATGCCAGCATCTCAACGCCATAAACTGAATCAGCATCGTTAAAAATATCTTCCGTTTCATAATCTTCAACTAAAAGATTATTAAAATCAAACTTTGAATAAGAAGCTGTTCTTAAAAGCGCATAATTCTTACTGCCTAAACTTCCGTAGGTAACAAAAGTCATTTTGAAAATCTGAACTAATCTTTGAAATAACTGCAGGCAATTTAGTATTTGCGGTTTATCAGTTTCATCCGGAGTAGATGTAGCATAAGGCAATCCGATTACTTTCATCATATTATAATCCAATGCAACATTACTCAAACTCAAACTTCTGCTTTCAAATGGATAAAGAGGATTTTCAACAGTTAAAGTTGCGCCAATCACTGCAAACATCGATTTCAAAAGCCATTCGATACTTACATTAGGCAGATAAACATTATCATATCTGCAAAATTTATTTAAGTCTAAATTATTTGTTATACTATGCGTGCCAGAACCTTGAGTTATTAAATCAACTATTCCTGAACCAGGCGCACCAACAGGCGGATCCATCAATTCAATTGTATTTGCATCAATCACAGATACCGAATATTGCACATTAGTTTGTAAAGGCGAAGGCAATGTCCCTGTTGATTTTAATGCCACAACATCACCGGAAGTAAATCCGTGAGAAGTTATTGTAATTCTGTCTGATGTAGTGTTAACATTTGAAGGCGAAAAAGTTTTTGCACCTCCCCAGTTTGCAACATCTATAATTTTATTATGCAAAGCAGTTGAATAAAGCGGATAAGAAGCAAGCCTAAATTCAAGCGGTGCAACATCAATTGTTTTATAAACAAGATCATCTTTTAATCTTGTTACATAGCCCCACCAAATAGGCACATTACCTTCAAATATTTCTACTTCAGTTCCCTCTGTAATGTAACCTGCATAATTTTTAACAATTTTAATTTTTATTATATCAGATACCGGCTCTCCTGTTCTGTTTTTTCTGATTATAGATATATTATCTATATCTACAACATAATTTGACTTATCAATACCACCTATTTTAATACTATAACTCATCGAAATTCTGCCCGCCTCTTACAAGATTATTTTCAAAGTGTTTGCTTGTGCGAGTAAGTGATTTGCCATCAAGCTGCAGATTAACTACTACAGGTATTTGTCTTGTTTTAACATTTGTTTTTGTTGCTGCCTGAATCGAATTATTTATTTGTCTCAGAAGTTGAGTGATATGTGGAACCTGTGAAGTTGGAGTAATATCAACCCTCTCACCACTTTTAACCATTATTGGATAATTGTCTCCGCTGTATCCCGGCGGAACCATAAAAGTTCCACCACCTGCAAAACGAGGAATTTCACCAATACTTAATCTTCCGTTTTTATTTATAACTGTTCCCCCCTTTGCAAAAGTTAGTCCGAAAAATGCCTGTCCGCTTGCTAATTGACTTATGGATGATAATAAATTAAGAATTGATACAACAGTATCAACACCTGAAACCAATTTACCAACGAAAGAATCCGCAGCAATATTAAAAATACTTTGAAACTGATAAGCAATTGAATTAACCTGATTCATTCTGTCAAGAAAATTATTTGCACTTTCTTCAAGCCACTCAGTAGTTTTTTCAAGCATTATATCTTCAAGATTCTTAGCAAACACTTCTTTCATATTTGCTGCTGCTTCTTCCATCGTGGGAAAATTAGTTTCCCTTGGAGGCAATGTATAATCAAATCCTAAAGCATCAAGAGGAAAAATCTTTTTTCTATCTTCTTTCGATTTACCAGTTTTAACTTTTTCATTATCACTCCCAACAATAGGTATAACGCCTGCAATCTGCTGTTTAACCTGATCAAAACTGCTTATGCCAAGTGGATTGCGCCCCCTAAATTCATTCAAAAGTTTTTGCCCAATTTCTTTTTGTCTTTCATCTCTTGCAATCAATTCATTGATGGGAACAAATAAATCAGAAAAATTACGATTACCAGAAATAGCTTGAAACAATACTTTGAATGAATAAATAATTTGATTAAGAGTTTCAAGAAATGTGCTCCATATAGGCAAAAGGTTTTCGCCTAATTGTTCTTTCATATTTTCTAATGCTTTTTCTTGTGCAAGGAGACTATCCGTAGCGCTGTCAGTTGATAGTTTACCCATTCCCTGCATCACAGAAAATTGTTCAAGTATCTGATTTGCTTTTGATAGCGAATCGCTTGTTGTATCGATGTTTATGCCGTACCGTGCAAGCGCATTATTACTGCTTACGATTGTCTTTGTAACTAACTCTGCAGCAGCTGTCAAATCCATATCTTTAGCAGCTGCAAAATCAATAGTTGCCTCTGTAAGTTTTTTAAGTAGAGTTTCTTCTTTTACATATAATCCGATTCTCGCCATCGCTGATGTTATTTCTTCATCACCAAATCTCGTTGACATTTCCATTTTGTCAATCCACATTTTCATCGCAGTACTTAATTTCCCAAAAGCTCTTTCAAGCTTTTCAAGATTTTTGGCACTTTCAACATAAGCGTCAATAGATGATTTTATAAAACTGAGCGAAACAAAAGTCCCCGATAATGCTATAAAAGATTGACCAATTTTACTAACAGAACTCTGAATCCTCTCTGAAGCTTTCTTAGTCGCAAGCTCCGCTTGACTAAGCTTCTTCAGATAAGGTTCATTATTTGCATCAAACTCTGCTAAAAATATTTTTTTGTCTTTAGCCATTCAGATATTGTTCCTTCAATCTTTTTCTTCTGTCCCGCTCAGTTTCATTTTCTAATTTTCCGTTTAATCTGTATGATGTAATGTTTGGTGCTTGCTCTAATAACATCATAAAATTTCTTTGAGTTATTTTCCCAATATCAATTCCTGGATATGTAGCAAGCACCAAAGCTTCAGCAACTTCCCGGCTTAACCCTTCACTTCTTTTTTTTTCAGCTGTATATTACCGGCTTTCTTAAGCCACTTATACAATGCCGGCTGTTCCTTATTCCAGCTTGCAAGTTTGCTTTGTGTTATACCAAGCTCTTTAGTAATAACATCGTCAAAAATTTCTTCAGGTTTTTCAAGATCGGATATCAGCTTTGTTAATTCATTTACCAAATTCTGATTTACTAATTTGCTGAACTCATCGAAAGGAATTTCTGGCTGCATCACCTTGAAAGATGCATAAACAAGCTTTAACTGTTCCTGTAAATTGCTGAGAATAAAAATTCCAATTTCTTGATCAGAATAAATTTTATCAACTTCCAGTCTTAGTAAAGCAAGCCGATCTGTTTCATCAATAACATTTTCCTGAATAAACTTAAATCGTTCAGACCTCAATCGGTTTTGGAAATAACCGAAATCAATATCTTCTCGATTTCTTTCGGCAAATTTATACTCCTTGCCGTCCAAGAGTTTGAAAGAAAATGTTTTTCTTTCCATAATGTTACTCCTCAATGTTTTGTGAATGATTTGTTGATTAAGAAGCAGTGTTATCAACCTTAGCGATTGATCCTGCTCCGACAAAATTAATTGATCTGCTTACTGCATCCTCCCCTTCAATTGGGATTGCTACTCCGATTTCAGTTATGATTGCATCACCAAGCCAGTAAATTTCATCACCGCTTGTATCTTCAGCAACAACTGCAAGCGAGTATTTAGTATTTACTGCAAGTTCAGTGTCACCTGCTTTCAATATAGCTTCAGCGCTGCCGTTCCATTCTGCTCTTTTGTGCGGTACCTTACTTCGGAAATTTCCATCTCCGCTGTCAGTTACATCAATTGCACCCCCTGATATTGTCAGATTTACATTCTTAACTTTGTATTCGGTTAAAGTACCGTAAGCTCCTCCGGAAGCGCCTGTTTTTAGTGTGCCGTTTCCACCTGTTATTGGTGTTCCTGATGCTATTGCCATTTTTTATATCTCCTGATAATTTGTAAAATCTGGTTCAAATTTTTCCGTGTAACGGTGATCCAGAGCCATCGTTACTGATGCATAAGCAATCTCTGTATCATTTTCCCTTGTCTTTTCAATCTCCTCTGCTATTGCTCTCCACCGTACCCTTGAATTGACAGAACTTTGTAAATCAATTAAATTATTTTCATCGGTTAAAGCTTTCTGAACATCAGAAATCATTTTATTCAACTTAGAATAATTATCTGAATTTTTGCAGCTAAGAATAAACTGAAAATTTAAAGTCTCGATATGATTTTCAATATGTTCATTCGATATATCTCTTACATTAATATCCATATCAACATCAGCACGATTCGGAGTTATTTGTGTATCCCAATGCTTAACAATTGTTCCTGCATTTGTCAAATAACCATTTGCAGTGCTAATGTTAGATAAATATCCGATTATTTTTTTAGTAATAAATTCCCGTCTTGTCATTTTTTAGTTAACCTCACCTTAACGAATCCGTTATAATTTGGTAGTTCAATATGTTCAATATTAAAATTTTCATTGTCAACAGTTATCATATCATTTTGTTTGGCATCCGCAAAATCTTCAGGCTTGCCCAAAACATAAACTTCATAAGTTTCCCATTCAACTCCATCAACAATTGTTTTGGAAAAATTTCTTTTGAAAATAATTCGAATGGACTTTGAAGCGGGTGGAGATGCCAAGTCTAAGATAGCATCTCGCCCTGCTTCACTGTCCAAAACTTCATTTACTTCATCAGTTAAATCAAGCATCTTTTTTCTTCTTGCCTTTAACTAATGCAGATTGATTTTCAGTTGTAAATGGTTCAGGTTCTGGTTTTTCTTCTTCTTTCTGAATCGCAGCTTTATTTGATCCGATTAATACCGTTGCAAGTTCTTCGTCTTCAACATCAATCACATCTCCTGCATTTGCAACTGAATCATTATAGATAAACGATCTTAAAACTAATAATTTCATTTTAACCTCTTTTATTTTTTGTTACTTAACCTCAGCATAGTGGCTGGCAGTGATTACCAGCCACCACACATTGAGGAGGCATTCTATACGGATTAAGTTCAAGAAATATTGCTTGATACTGAAAATGCACCAGGATGTCTTACTGCAATATCTACAAACTGACTTGCAATCAATCTTACCAGTCCACTTGTAGCTTGTGTATAAGGATCAACCAACAATTCAAGTCCCCCCCATAAACCGACGAGTACCTGAGTCCAGTCGCCGAAGAACATATAACCGGAATTAACCTGATTAGTTGCATAAACAGGATAACCAAATAATTCTTTGTTAGAATTAATGTAATAAACTGGTTGTCCGGAGACTTGAGGTTTGGTCATAAATGTACCACGTATAACTGGATTGGTGATAAATGCCATTGTCTCAGCATCGGCGTTTGCAGTTTCAACATCAGTGATAAATTCCATCAACCCAGCGTAAGTAATACTTGTGCCAGTTACACTGCCAACTCCGGATGTAGCAGCTACACCTTTTGGCTGACCGCTTGTTCCTGAACCGTGCAGTATTGCAGCATCGAGTGCTACTGCAGCAGATTTAACAAGATCATTTGCTACTAATCTTTCAGCAGACGGATTTCCCTGAATCAATAGCTGAGAAGAAACATCAACATATCTTCCACCTCTCTTTGGCGATAAATCAACACTTAAAGTTCCCGGTGTTCCTTCTGCTAATGCAGCGTTTTCAGTTGCAGCCCAACCATATCCGGCAGAAGAAGATAATTTCGGAATTGAAACATTTCCCTGCAAGCCAGTTAAGAATTGAACACCTGCTTTTGAAACGATCATCTTGTTATATAGGTAATCAATAAATTGATTGCCAAGAAGATCAGTTCCCACCAACTCTTTACCTGTGTTGGTACCACCTGCAGCTAAATCTCTCTGTAATTTAACAGCAACTCCTTCGTGCGGTACATAGATACCTTTTGTTTCGCCAAATTTTTTAGCCATCTCACGGCTTACTTCAGCTTCAAAGCAATTCTCACCTGTGAGCAAAGATCTTATTGCTCTTCCGATTGAGTATTCTTTAATTTCCTTGGGAGCGAGTTCAACAACGGGCTTGTTTATTGCAGACTGATTTTCCTGCACCATATTTTTCAAAATGAAGTCAGAAAAATCTCTTGCAGATTTCTCGCCTGTAACAAAAGCATTCGCAACGGTTTTAAGATCAACCCCCTTGACCTTGTCTTTGAAATCCTCAGCAAGTTTTTGAATTGCGCTGACTCTCTTCAACTCCTCAGTGTGTGTTTCAGCTGCGTGATTATCCATTTTTTTCTCCTTTAGTTTGATTGTTAATTTATTTTCTATTTTTTCTTCCAGAATTCTTTCGAGATCGCCATCTTCTAATTCATCAAAGTATGATCTGAATTTTGCAGCACTATCTGCTCCGATTGCAACCAATGAATTTTCAAGCAAGCGCCATTTTGTTCTCACTAATAAATCTCGCTTTGCAAATTCATTTTTAATTACCCTTCCGTTCACTTCTGTAGATTTTCCCGGTGGTATCCTGATTGTGTAATCATCGTAAACCTGATAACCGATTGATGTGCTTGTGAGATGACCATCTCTAATCAATTGCTTTTCATCTTCCGCATTGTGCGCAAGCACTGTAGTTCCAACCAAAACTCTCCCTAATCTTTCATCATTTTCAGGATGAATGTTTCTTGTTGAACCCTTTATATCGCTAAGCTGAAATCTCGAATGTGAATCAAGCAGCACAACTTGTTTCGATTCAGGCAGCTCAACACCGTCAATTAAAAGCATTTCACGGATTGGCTTAAATTCAAACCAATCAAAAACAATTACCGGCTGTTCTGTTGCAATAACATTTTCAAATCCTTCAGTACCATCAACACGGACTATATTGGCTTCACGGCTGAAAATATTTTTATATTCCGGTTTTCTTTCTTTTAGTTTATTCATTTTACTCTCCAGTAGAAGATTTTAATAATTTTAATTCATTTTCTTTTTGCAGTAACTCAAGCTCTGCTTGCTTTATTTCTTTCAGCGCTTCAATCTCTCTTTTCCTCACCTTCAGATAATCACGAAAATCTTTCCCCATCTTTGCGTGTTCTTCAGTTAGAGTAGTAAGATTATTTTTAAGCATTAACTCAACTGATTGCACATCATTAAGAGGGTCAACCCAATCGTATTTTCTTCCCGGGAATTCAGGATAATTTAATCTTTCGTATTCATCATAATCTGCAACCCTGCCTGCAATTATTATTCTGCCTTGTATCAAAGCATATTTAAGCCACTCCGAGAAAATTGGCTTAAGAATATTTTCAGCAAACCTCTTATGTTCTAACTTCCACAAATCCCTTTCATCTATTGTCCCCCCTCTCATTGATGAATAATTAACACTTTCCAGATCACCAACCCAGTTTGCATAAGCAACACCAAGTCCGGCAGCCATTTTTCTCAAAACTGATTTTATGAATGAAGGATATTGATCTCGTGGATAATCAGGATTAAATGAAGCTAATTTTTCTCCGGGATTCAGATATAACACTTCGCCGTAACTTACATTATCGTATCTTACATTATTGTTTGATGATTCTTCTCCAATAGCAGTTTCAACCGGCGGATTTTCTGATTCGATCACCATTGCTTTTGCAGCACCAATTCTTGCAGCAATAACTGCAGCTTGTTCGTATCCTTCAAGCGTGTGCATCGTTAACATCATTGATGCAAGCGATGTAACACCGATAACCTGATTGCTTCTTTCACGGTCAAAGTAATGGATTATTTGTTCTGCAGGCACTCTAACCGAATTGTTTGAATTATAAATAACAGAATTAACCGCAGTTAATTCATCTTTCATTTTCTGCTGCTTAAACCAATAACCAACCGGCTTGCGGATTTTATTAAACTCAATTCCGAGAATAACCACATTGCCATTTGATAGTTCTTCATTCTTATCAACATCAAGTAAATCAACTTCAAGCGGTTCCAATACAAAACCATATTTTGTATCAGGTGCAATTACTTTTCTTATAAATACATTTCCATCTCTTTTCAATTGATCAAGCCATAGATAAGTAAGTTCATCAAAAGTAATATTACCGGCAAGAGTGCAATTCTCCGGCTTCATCCAATCGTAAAAAGCATTTTCAACTGCCTGATTTGCTAAATCATCTTCATCGCCATTTGACTTAATAGCACGGTTTTGTAAGATAACTCCATCTGGTCCGATTATGTTTACCCTTATTCTGTTTCGATAAGCACGCACATAATCATTATTATTCCATAAATCTCTTGCTCTGTAAAGCAGTGCTTTATAATCCTGTTTGATTTCCTTGTTAATACTGCCGTATTCAACAAGCCAATTGTACGTAAAACGATTTGCTTGTGCTGCTTTATAAGCACGTATAATTATATCCGCTTGACTTTTTCCGATACTACGAATGAAAGGAATCTTGAATAATATTTTTGCGATAGTTTTATTCATTCACAAACCTCGCTAAAACTTTAACTTGTTTTTTAATCCCTGCTTTGCGCTCCCAATAATCTAACTGCTTTGTAAGTTTATCAATATCCTGATAGCTGTATGAATCCCCGTCAATTACAATTGACTGAGTAGTTTTGGATGAGAGTGATAATATTGCAGCTTTTAATTTTTCAACCATCAAAAGAGCATAAGCAGGTTCCGACATTGAAGAAATATTTGATGGGGTAACATAGACTACTCCGGAAGAAACGAATTGAATATCATCTGCATCAATAAGATTAATCGCACGAATATTGTAAACGCAATAACCATCTCTAAGCTGTTCTGTATCTGCAGGAATAATTTCAAACTTATATTGATTATTTTCTACTGTTGATTGAAACTCAACAGGATTTGCTTGGGAAGGATGTTGGATTGAAAGCAAAAGCTTATATTCGGCAGTTGAAAAATCTGCCGGCTCAATCCAGCTGTTTTTAACACCCTTATAAATCTTCTCTTGCATTTTATCCTTATTTTATCTGATGCAAAATTAGATTTACAGATAGAAAATATCTATTAGTTATTTAAGAGAACAAAAAAAATCCGTACATCGCTGGACATTGATGTACGGATTAGAAAATTTTAATAATAAAATATTTTACTTCTTCTTAAGCATAAGCAAAAGTTTCACAACACTTTTGCTTGGTCTTCTTTTCCCTCTTTCATATTCGGAAATTCGGGATTGTGATCCCAATCCCAAATACTCCGCAAGCTGAGCTTGCGTAAGCCCAGCTTGTTTTCTTATGTTCTTAATTTCCTGCGGATTAATCATTTTGCAACCGAAGCTCACATCTCCCTCCATTGCACAAATTCAAATTTTTTTTGTGATATAGGCATCCGGGTTATCCTTTATTTTAAATTTAAGAATTCATTGTATTTTTCTTCGCTCTCAAATTCCCATCCGCTAAAGTATTCGGGAAGATTGTA